GGCAAGGGCGCTTACCGCGTCTATTTGCCCCTGCAGGGGAACCACGGCGGACAGGGAGCCCGCAAGGGCGCTTACCGCGTCTATTTGCCCCTGCAGGGGAACCACGGCGGACAGGGAGCCCGCAAGGGCGCTTGCCGCGTCTATTTGCCCCTGCAGGGGAACCACGGCGGACAGGGAGCCCGCAAGGGCGCTTGCCGCGTCTATTTGCCCCCGAATGCCAATCAGCTTGAGCAGCGAGCCGGCAAGGGCGCTTACCGCGTCTATTTGCCCCTGCAGGGGAACCACGGCGGACAGGGAGCCCGCAAGGGCGCTTACCGCGTCTATTTGCCCCTGCAGGCCTGCAGCGACCGTCACGGCGCCCGTAAGGGCGCTATCCGCGTCTATTTGCCCCGAAAGAAACACGGGCTTGAGCAAAAGGCCTTCTATGGTGCTTTGTGCGTCTATTTGCCCCTGCAGGAAAACGGTGGCGGATAGGGAGCCCGCAACGATGCTTCGCGCGTCAACGTGTCCCTGCAGAGCTGCAGCGGAGCACAAACAACCCCATAGATCGCTTTGTGCGTCTATTTGCCCCGAAATCTGTTTCAACTTGAGCAGCGAGCCGGTAAGGGCGCTTGCCGCATCGATTTGTCCCGAGATTGGCACCGAGTTGAACAACGAGCCTGTAAGGGCGCTTACCGCGTCTATTTGCCCCGATAGGTCTATCGCTTTTAGCAGCGAGCCGGTAAGGGCGCTTTGCCCTGCGATCTGACCCTGCAGAGCTCTAACTTCGGTAATGGCGCCCGTAATCGCGCTTTGCCCGTTGATCTGGCCAAACATGGGCACGGTAGCGGACAGGGCGCCTGTAAAGACGCTTGTCGCGTCTATTTGCCCCTGCAGGGAAGTGGTGGCGGACAGGGAGCCCGCGACAACACTTTTTGCGTCTATTTGCCCCTGCAATGCGGACAACGGCGGCGTAGAATAGGCCAAGCGGAAGCTATACCAAAAATCGGCGAAGCTTCCGGAGTCCGTCGGCCAGTTAGCGGGAAAAACTGAGCTTTCTATGCTATTCATGCTCGACGACTGATAACGCCCGCGTGCGGTTTGGAAGTCGCCGCCGCCCGAGTCGCCCGAAAAGGCCACGCCAAAAGAGCTGTCATTGCCCTTTACGACAATCCACGTGACCGCGTTTTTTGTAAGCGACGGATTTGACGAGCTTAGAAGCGTTTGCCAAGCTTCCGTGTCGCTTCCGGCTGTCACCCCGAAGTCTTCCACTAAAGACGCCCCGGTCGGGTCAGTCAGCGTGCCGCCTTGGTAGACGGCGACGCGCACTTGCGCGCCATGGCTCGTGCCACAATAGACGCTCACGCTTTCTAGTGTCATGTTGTCGACATCGGGCGACGTGCCCCCCATGGCGCGACACCAATTCACTGTAGTAGATTCCGCGTCCGGATAGCGCTGGCCCCACTCCTTTTTGATGACGACGGGGAACCCGTAAGCGTTCGCCGACCCGCCGTTCGGCTTCACGTAGAGCCAAAGATTCCCGAGAGTGTTGGCAAGGCTCTTGGGTATTGTGATGTCAATTTGGGAAGCGCTCCACGAATTGATCGTGCACGTGTCGGAAGTGACCACGGAAGACCATTGATCGGCGTCGCCTATCTTGACCCACGCGTCGCCTTGGGTCGCCCCGAAAGAGCCGTCGACCTTTATATTTTTCGCGCCCGGAAAGTGGTAGGCATACGCCCAATCAACATTCCGCACTTTCTCGATCGTAGACGTTTCAAAGGTCGCATACGTCGACACGAGCCAAGGCGAATCTGACAAGCTAAGTTGCCTTGGCCAATCGCCATAAGTGAGACTCACGTCGCGCGAATCGCCGAACGAACCAAAGTCATAATAGACGTCGATGACGCTGTCGCTCCAAATCACGTTCGTATAGTAGAGATACTGTAGCGCGGGTTTGGGGTCCGAAAAAGTGAAGGTTGCCCACTGCGCGCCCGAGTGCCCGTCGGAACGCTCGGCGGTAGATGGCGCTTTGAGATTGTTGTCGGCTCCCGTGACGAGCGCCATTTTCACTTTGTCGCCGCTTGACCAACTACCGATGTAGGCGTGAAGACTCGTGACGATACCGCGCCCCGGCGACGCAGGGCGGGCGTAAGTGCCTTGAATACGATCATCGCCGAACGTGGAGAACGAGCCCGCCGTCGTGTAGCCGAAAGTGGGGTCGATGCGCACGGGTAAAACCGCTCTTTTTGCGAACTCTGCAGACCCCGTCACGGTAACAGTTTTCTTTTCCGTGTCGACGTCCAGATCTGCCCACTCCCAAGCGCCCTTGGCGTCGATTACCTTCGGGCGGCGCAGGCGACCCACGCACCCCGATTTGTACTTCGCGCCGTCGGCTTCTGACATTACCGCGGGCAAATCTTTGCGATAGATGGCATATGAGTTGAGAGCTTCGGGCGCCCAAAATTCGACTTGCTTGCCTTTGGCGTCATAACCCCCGAACTCGTCACGACTCGCCACCGAGCCTATAAGAGGCGCGTTCAAAATATCTTGTTTGAAGAACGCTAGGTTGTCACTGTGCTCGAGATTCCAAGCGTAAGTGAAACCGCCCGAAAGCGGTTTTTCATAGACGACCGCTTCGAGCTCGAAAAGCCCCTCTTCTTGCTCGTGGTTTTCGCTTTCGTCTAATGGGTATAAGTGGTGCGCTTCTTTCGCGTCGTCGGAGTCGACGACCACTTTGTCGATTTTGCTGTCGCCGAGCTCCGCGGGCGTTTTTTGGGTGTACGCTTTTTGAGGCGAAAGCGAAATCCAACATTCGTCGCCCCACTTTTTAAACTTGACTTTTGGAGAGAAGAAAGCGAGCGCAGCGTCGCCTATTTCGACTTTGCAGTGCTTGTTAAAGTCGACGTTGTAGCGCGCTGCGCTCTCCTTCGTGATAGATGCCGCGGTCACTCGGTACCCTAGTCGAGCGTGCAGTCATAGTCACCGATCGCGAAGCTGGGAGTATCGCCGCTGTCAATGGTCTTGCTCGCGGCCAAAGCGGCGTATCCGAGCATGTTACCACCGGACGCAGCGTCCATCACGGCGAAGTATGTAACCGTGCCCCACGACGCCGTGGCCGTCGGGAACGTGATCGCAACAGCGTTCGAGATGGCGCCCCCGGAAGCGGCCGGGAAATTGGTCGTGTTCGCCGCCATATTCGCGCGCGCGTAGGCGCCGCCCGATGGCTCGGTCATGCCCGTGCCGTCGTCATTGATTGTCGTGGTCGACAGCGCAAAATAAAGATTCGTGGGGCTCGTGAACGTCGTCTGGTTGTGGACGTGGTCCAAAAGCTTGTTTTCTAGATAATCTGCGAAAGAACCCATGGTTTTTCCTTTCTTTTTTACGGCATGTAGCCGGGAATTGACAAACTATGAGCGACTCTATTGTCGGAGCGAGCCGCTAGCAGCATTCGCCCGTCACTTGCCACGTCTTGAATGGCCGACGGGGTTATTCTGTCACCGAAGTAAGACGCAGGATACCAAGTTTCGGCATCGTCGAAGGAGACAAAACCCGCGCCCGAACCCAAGCCACTTAAAACGCCATTCGCGAACCACAAGCCGCCGCCGCACGCGTAAACGTTTTCGAGTTTTGTCGATTGCTCGGCGCCGTAGACGGTCGCCCTTGTCCACGTTAGCCCTTGATTTCTTGTGAATGCGACCGTTGCAACGTTTGTAGGTGCCGCCGCTGTAGCGGTGCCCACGGCTACTATAGTGCCGGTCTCCCTATCGCACCCCATTGCCCGCGCTATGCTGTTTAGGCCGACATCGGACGGGCTGCCAGGCGTACCCGCCCAAGTGTCACCGTCATCGCTGCTAATGTAGGTTACGCCAGCGCCGCCGATTCCCATAAAAGAGTTAGCGCCCACTCGCACGCCCCCTTCTAGAGAAAGCCCCGGGTCAGTGGTAGCCGCGACCCAAGAGGAGCCCACGCCACCGGATGCGATGTAAACTTTGTTTGTCCCCGCCGACACGGCGGCGATCAAGAGGTCGCTATCCGGATACTTAGACACAATAAAGTTAGGCGCCACCGATTCCGGTATCCCTGTGTCAACGCTCCACGAAACGCCTTTGTTTGAAGTATAAGCCAACCCCGTAGAACTGCTATGTATGCCACCAAAAATTATATTACTGCTATCGATAGCGGCAACTTGACGCGAAGCAAGCGTGTCTAAAACGTTTGTGCCCGCAGCCGTCCAGTTGCGACCGTCAACGCTTTTGATCACTGCTTCGGCGCTGTTAATGAGCATCCAAAGGCCGCCGTCTTCCATCGTAGGATGATGAATCAAAGCTTCCGGAAGCGACGCGGTAATCGCTGAGTTTACCACTTGCCAGTTGCCAACTAAGAGGCCCCCGATGCGCTGCGTCCACTCGTAGTTGAGTTTTTGAAGCCAATTTTGCCAGCGAGCGGGCGGCTTCGTGCTGTCGTTCCAGCCGCTATCTTTCCAAGTGGAGTCCGGCTCAAGCGTGCGATTCGCTCCCGTCGCCCATCTAGCCAAGTTCACGGGTAGATTCATTTTTGGATCCATTGTCATTTTATCACCCTACAATATCGCTGTAGGTTCCGCCCGTCGTTTGTCCGTCATTGGCGTAACCTTGATTAGAGTCTACCTCGGGAGTGTCCCCGCTTGCAAATTGAAAGATTTTGTCATCGTCGACCGTTGCATATTGGAAGAAGGCCTTCACCCCGCCGCCCTTGGCTCGCTGAAGTACAGCATTTAAAGCCCCTAGGCTCGGAAAAGTAGCAACCCACGCTGTAACGAGCCGAACGATAAATTTCGCGTTTGGGTACTCGGTCAACTCGTAGGGCTCATCAAGCGTCAAAGTCATGGCCGTGAGAATGTCTTCGATGCGTGAGTGCTGACGATTTATTTTGATTCTGCCTGAAATGGCGGCCTTGTAGTCCGTGTCGTTTCGACCGAGCCGGGGTTCGCCCACTATGTCGCCTATTCCGTCGAGCTGCGCGCCCTCTGCATTGTCCAAAGTGCGAAGGAGCAAGAGATCGATAAACACGTTTTCTAGCTCTTGGATTTGTTCCATGTAGGAAGCGATCACGCCTTCCATGACGGGCAAGCCCTTGAACTGTGTCAAAATCTTAGCGAGCGCTTGCTCGAGTCGATTGTTGACTATGGTAATATCAGCGGTCATAGCTTCCCCTAAGTCGGCGACGTCACGACAGTCACATCGACGTTGGCAACGTCGCCAGAAGCGAATTCGTCAGCGTCAAGCAGCAAGTTGCCCGTGCCGGTTGGTGGGTCAACGAAGCCGATTTTCAACTCTTGGATGTTTACAATTCCCGTTACTTTAAAAGCGGCACACTTTACTTGGTCATAGATCACGTCGTCGCCTATGCCCAAAGAATTGTAGTAAGCCGCAATTTCGTCTTTTATATCGATGGGCCCTTGTACGCTGTCAAACACAAGAGAATCGACCAACACTTTAATTATAGTGTGTATTGCTTTTTCTACAGCATAATCCCAATGCATCGTATGAACGTACCCCTTCGAGTCAAGCACGTCTTCGGATTCGCTCCCGTTCGTTTTAATACCTGCGGCTTTCGAGTCAAAAATCGCTTGCGCGATGTCGGAATCTGACCCTCCTTGCACTATGCAGTAAATTGAGTGAGGCTCTAAACCGCCCACGACATAGTCTTTGTCGTTCTCAGTGACCACGGCGTCGACTACGTTTTCGACGCGGCGCAGAGTAGCACGGATTGAATCGACATTCGTCGAGCCCTGCGCCTCGAGTTCGTCTTCGCGCTTGAGTCTCAACTCGTCATCTTCTTCGCTTTGCGTGCCCGTGTCGCCGGCGACCAAGTTAGTAACCGCCGTCCAACCGTCAACGGGCTCGGCGATTTCGCTAAGTTGCCCGACAGCGACCACGATCGCGCCCGCTTCTTCCGCTTCGAAGACGGCGTCGAAGGTACCGCCCGCGGGATTCGCGGGAACTTCGGCCAAAGTCACGAAGCGCGTGTTCGGCTGGCTTGTAAGATGCGCTACGGACCCCGCGGGCAGATTTTTGAGCGGCTGCAGGGTAACGCGCCCCGTCACCGTCGTTTTGCTGTCATCGCTGCGCCTAGTGCCCGTGAGCGCGCAAACTTGGTCAAGGTTCCAACCGTTCGAGCTGTCCGGATACTGCGACGCGTAGACGCCTTGGGCGAGCTCCCAAACTTCCGCGATCTGATTGATTATTGAAACATTCACTTGACCGAGCAAACTACGGTCTGAAAGAATGAGCCCCGGGTCTATATTCGTTCGCTGATAGTCTTCCACTTCTGACCGAATAACCGAAAATGGCTTTCGAACGAACCCGTCATTTGTTACGCCATAGACCATATTGCACCTCTTTTAGCAGCCGCCTTTATACCTAAAGGTATGTGTTCCCTCTACGTTGTCGCAAACGGCTTCGACCGTCACTTCCACTTGACGCTTCGACAAGTCAATATCGCCCACGTCGACGTTATCAACTCTTTTGATGCCGGGCACTTCCAAAGATTTCTCGTTAAAGATTCTTTGCACTTCCGCTTTAGTCAAAAACTTCGCGAACACTTTTTGAATGTACGGGACCCCGATATTTAGATTTAGAAACCACTCGCCCAAAAAGGTGCGTATGTGAATGAGCCAAGCTTGCCTAATCACGTCCGCCTTGTCCACGAGCACGAGGTCGCCGTCGCTTAAGGCGATGTCACCGCATTCACTCATCAATATGTCTTTATAGTCAGTGGTCATCTAATCCGCCTTCAAATTTGACGACTTGAAGTCATTCAACGTAGGCGGCGCGGGAAAAGCGGCCAAGTACGCAGTTTTGAGCGCCGCCCCGCCATCGTTTGGCACGGGCACCCAAGTAGTGCGTATAAGCGTATCAAGCGCGGTCCACTGCGCGAGCACTTTGGCCGCCATGGCGACAAAATCAAGCGCAGAGACCGCGCCGCCCGTCGTCACTTCCATCGTCGAGTCTTTCGAGCGAAGCTGACAACCCCCCTTCTTTCCGAAGACCGCGCCGCTCGTCAACGCATCCGTAAAGGCCTTAGAAATAGAGCGCACGCCGCCCGGCCAAAACACGGCGCCCGATAGGGTATGCCGCCCTATATCGCCCGGGCTCGTGTTCGTGCCCTTCGTCCGCCATTGGTCGATTGACTGCTCGCTGAAAAAGACGAACCCTTGGTCGCCCTCGCTCAACGCGAACGCTAAAAAGAATTCGCTCGAGCCGGACAAGCTCACGGGAACGTTTTTCAAAACTGGCAAGTCTTCAGTGGTGTATTCTTTTTCGTTCTTGGGAATTGTGCGCTTGACTTCGAGTACTACGTCGACAGCCAAATCTTGAGCGCCGGCGACCGCGGGGTACACCTTTTGCACCCTGCCCGGCAAACCGGTGTGAAGGTCAATGCGATCGTCTTCAATCGCCTTGGTTATGATTTCGGCCATTTCCGGTGTGATCGTCATAGTGCTATCGCCTCAATATCAATATACCAGTCGTTGCCCGCCGTGTCGCCTGAATAGGAACACCGCTGCGCGACGGCTTGGGCGTTCATGTAGCTTGTAACCACGCTCAACAGGCGACCCGGCTCGACTCCCGGTATGATCAAAGAGCGCAAGTAGATGACCCCGTCGCTACTCACACGAGGCGCGCCCACAAGGCCCGTTCTCGGGCTCAAAACGACCGCTGGTACTGGGACAGGCGCGCCCACGGTCAAGAGCTGTATGACGTTGTTTTGGATGCTCCACTCGAGCCCCGCACTTTTGCAGATACGACTAAACTCTTTTGCGCTCGGTCCACTAACGGTGCATCCGTTTAAGAATTGAGTGCCCGACCCGAGCAGCGCGCCTTGCGGCGCTATCGATACGACGTTCCCTATTTGGGCGCCCTTGCCGCCATTTGCGTCCGCCATGGTTTTGGCGATCTCGGTCAAAACCGTGGTTACCGTCGTGCCCGCGGGAAAGGACTTATTGACGCGCGCCTCTTGAATGGTTTTCTCGCCATCGCCACTTGAAAGCGTCGTTATCCAGTCAACGCGCTCTTTGTTGTTTTCAATGTCTCGTATGTCACCTTTAAAAATGATACTGCTTCCGCTTACATAGCCGGCTTCGAGCTCGATCGTAGACTTCCCCATTGTCTCAAGCTCTGACCGCGTTTCGGGCTTCAAGTTGAAAACATTAACTTCGCTAGTGTTAGGCTCTTGCGACAGCGTGCGCACGACGTTGAAAGTAAAATCGAGTTGGCGAAAGCCGGCGAGAGAGTTGATCTCTACAAAGACCAAGGGCAAAGTTTGCACCTTCAATCTGTACTTTCTGTTGTAGAGTTTACCCATTCTCTAGCGCCTCTAAGTCCGTTTCGGGAATGTAGTGTAAGAGCACGCTCTCGCCCAAGTCAGTGAGCCCCGGGTCGGCGTGCCCTTGGCTTGCCGCAAGTATTGCGCCGCTCGGTTTATCTGGCGACGTCGCTCTAACTAGGGTGCTCCAATTCACAACGATCTTTCTACTCACGAGCCCTTCAATCGGTTGGTCGCCACTGTCATGGATAGTCAAATACCAATGAAGGTCACGCGCATTGTAGTCAAAATACAGAATGTAAGAAATCCCATCAAAAACGATTGACTCTTTGTAGTGGCTCGTTCCGTCCGCGCGTGTCGGTATGTTTTGAATGGCCATTAAATTACACCTTGCGCCGCTAGAGAGTCGAGCAGATGCTCGGCTTGCGCCGCTTCCGTCGTGCTCGCGTCCGCTGTCGTTTGCGCTCCGTCGCTGACTTGTCCGTCAACAGTTGTTGACGCGGTCTCGGCGGCGATTTCCGCAAGTGCGTCGATTTCCGAAGTGTAGGCGAATTCAATAGGCCGCGCGGTCGCCGTGAAAGAGAGCTTGCCCCCATTTTGATTGTTTCGCGTAGCACTAAACGAGGTCAGCACCATGTCGCGATATGTCTCTAAGCTGGTTTCTATAACGATTGTGACTTGCTCGGCAAAAAGGCGCTTGAACTCCTTCCAAGCGTTTTGCACGGGGCTTCCACCCAAGAAAGCGGTTTTCGCGCTATTGATAGCCGTTTGAAAGGGAAAGTCCGTGCTTAGTGGCGTGTCGCTCACTTCTCCCTGTATCGATAGCGTGGCGGGCTCGGGTCTGTAGTGGTCAGTGATGTCTGAACCGAATTCGACAGGGTGTTCGCTCACTGTCGCGTTTTGCTCGTGCTCCTCTTGGATAGAAGCGTCGCAACGCACTTCACCGATCACGCACTTTGATTTGACCCCCTTTAAGTCTTCTTGGAAAGCCATCAAGAGCCCCTTTGCACTAAGGCCGCGAGCGTTTTTTGGTTTTCCCTGCGCACGCTGCTAGCGGAAGCATCCGCGATCGTGGTCGCGTCGCTCGCGCTAGCGCTCCCTGCTACATTCACGGCGACGGTTTGGTTTATGGTCGCGGGTCCTGCGCTCGAGTGGAAGGGCGCTGCAACCGTGGGGCGCGCGCCCGCAAATTGAATATTTACAAAGTAACGCGTTTGCGCTTGCATAGCAGCCCGATCGAGTTTCCGCGCTTCGGCTAGCGCTTTTTTCTTCGCGTTCAATGCCTTTTTGCGCCTAGCTGCCGCGCGACTATCTGCTTTCTTGTCTCCTTTGCCCCTCTTGTTGCGAGCGCGCTTTCGCTCTCTTTCTTCTTTTTCGTTTTGCCTCTTGTATTCCGCCATTCGCTTTTCGTATTGCTTCCGCTGCTCACGCGCTCTCGCGGGGTCATACTTGTAGTCATCATCAATAGACTGTTGCCGCTCCTCTTCAAACTTGAGCTCGAAGCCCAAGAAGTCGGCGACAACCTGCGCTTTTTCTTTGATAAAGTTCACGAAAGCATTAAACCGATCCATAAAAGAAGCGATTCCGCTACGAATCGCCGCGAACATATCGACAAAAAGCTCCTTCCAAAACTTGATAGAATCCACGAGAGCAGCGCCCAAAAAGCGCAAAGCGGGCACAACTTCATTGGTCCAAAAAAGCGTCATGCCTTCCCAAGCCATCTTCAGATTTTTGACGGCTTCAGTAGCGGACCCGGGACCGAAGACGGCGTCGATGAAATCACCGATCACGCTCTCACCGCCTTCGAACATTGAGATCAAGTCTTCAAGCACGATAGTCGCAACGGCGACCACGGCGATCAACTTCAGCAAAGGAATGAGGATAGGCAGCATTGCGATCACGACCGCGGCCGCGACCTTGACGGCGACGGCGCCGAGCACAATCAAAGCGGCTTTCAAAATGTGTGAATTCTTCGCGTATTCGTTGAAAGCTCGTAGACCGTCACGAGCCATGCCGACAATCTTCTCGGTCGCCGGCAAGAGCACTTGCCCCGCTCTAGTAGCCACGTCTTTAAACGCCGCTCCGAGTCCCTTTGACGCGTTCGCGAAGCCGTCCGCGGTTTTTGCCGCGTCACCGTGAGCGCTCGCGGTCTGCTCGAGAATGAATTCATAACGAAGCGCCGTTTTTTCGGCGTTCGTCATGTCCTTCATGTTCTTTTTGATGCCTTTGGAAAGCGCGAAAGCTTCCAAAGTGGCGACGCTCATGACCACGCCGAATTGCTTTAGCGGCTCGGCTTCGCCTACGAGACCCGATCGCAGCGCTTCAAGGGCTTGCTTGTCCGTCTTGTTGAAAAAAGACCCCAAGTCGACCGCGAGCTCGGAAAATCTTTTCGACATCTTCGCGGCTTTTTCCTCATTCCGATCCATCATCGGATTGAGCACGGCGCCGAGAGTCCCCGCCATCTCACGCAGGGCGTATTCGGAACGCCCCGCGGCTTCGCCGGTGGCGGCCGCCCACTCTTTCACCGCGTTTGTGTTGTCGCCGAAGGATGCTTCGAGCACGTTCAAGGTCTCTTGCGCGTCGCTTGCGAAATCGACGATCTTGAAAGCAGCGAACGCGGCCGCGGCCAAGGCGATTTTACCTTCGAGACCGGCAAAGCGCTTGGTCAAGCTACCGATTGACGTATCGGCTTCTTTGAAGCTCTTTTTGTCGAGGTCTAAGGAGAGTTTCGCTACTATGTCGCGCAAGACTGGCATTACTTACCCCGCGGCTTATTGTCTCTCAAGTACCGCGCGTGCGCTTCGTCAAGTGCGTCGAGCGTTTGATGCGCGCGGTATATGTCGCCTAGGCTCCACAGTGTTTGAATCTCGATCAATCCGCTACTGTAGCGATCGTCGGCGGCGACTCGTTGGATATTCCAGTCGAGCCCCTTTGGGATTTTGATCTCGACTCGTTCGCCATCGCTCGCAACGCCACCGCTTGACCCGCTAGAGTCTGAAATAGCCCGAAAAAATCGGAAAACTGCACCTCCAAGCAGAACGCGATCCATTTGAATTCGGTCAGTAAATTCGTGGCGAAAAGCACTTCGCGCATGTCTTTCTTCAAAGGCACGAAGTTTCCTTCTTCGTTTCGCCACTCCGTTTGCTTCCCAAGGTCCTCGACAAGCTTGTGGTGAAAGGCGGGTTGAACGGCTCCCGCGATTTCTCGCAGGGAGCCACCGATCGAGCCCATAGCCGATCCAAGGATGTCGGTGACTTTCATGTCAACACCGACGTCCGCGCCTTCGAGCCCCTCGACAGCGGCCGCGATAGACGGGCCGAACATGCGAATGAGCTTGTCGAGAAGCTCACGCGCGGGCGTCGCCATTAACGGGTAATACTTGAAGTCATACCCATCGATGGTTCTTTCTTTGGTTTCGAGCATTTTGCTATCCTTTCCTAGTTGCGCGCTAGTTTCCGCCGTCGAAGCGTATCAGGTGAGCCGCTCGGATGGTCCACTCGCGCGGGGTAGCTTGCCGGTCAAAAGCAACATCTGGTGGCTTCTTGATCCAAGCGTTTTCCGCGGTGTAGAGCGCGCGCCCGTTGCGGTCTTTGATCTTCAAGGGCACAATACCGCCGACCATGCCGGGCGCCGTTCTAAGCAAGTTCGAGAGAATCGAAAGTTGATCGTTGCCGGTCGACGTACTCATCACAATGATCGTGATGTCGGTTCGCTTGTCGTTCGTTCGGCTAACCGACACTTCCCCGTCGACGCCCACGACGTCGACGGTGTCGTCGCTCTCTTGCTCGACTCGGACGAACTCCCCGTCGGCGAGACCGCTATCGATGAGAGCGGGCCCCAAGACGACCGTGACTTCGTCAGCGTTGTAGACTTTGACTTGGTTGCTCATGGTGTCACCTATACCTTAATAACGCCGTTGAGCGGGTCAACGATGTGAATAGCTCCCGCGAGCGTTGCTTCGAAGTTGACGTCGGGCAGCGTCCGCGCGATCTTGCTGTCCTTCGGCACGTCCGCCACTAGTGGCGCAGTGACCACGGGCTCGGGGTCCGCGGCCAAGTAAGTGGCTCCGATGCCTTCTTCCATCTGCGCTTCGACTTGCACGACCACTTGGTCGACGCCCGGGTCGGTGAAGGGCACCTTCGGCGTATTCGCGAAAAGCCCGAAGATTCGCTCGCGCAAGCGCGCGACGGTCCAGTCGCGCCCGCGAATCACGTCGATCCATTCGCCGGCGGCCATCTTACCATCATAGGTCACGGGCAATCCCGCGATCTCTTGGTAGTAGTTGCCCTTCTTGGCGAAGACGGCATCGGTGAAGGACGCCGTGAGCTCGTCCACGATCACGCCCGAGAGCGCCTTGTAGGCCCACGTGGAGCCGCCCGGGTCAATGGGGAACCGGTTGCCCATCCAAACGGCCCCGGCGTGCTTGCCCTGGTCTCCGCTGTAGATACCGTAAGTCCTGAAGTACTGCGCGGCATTCAAGGTGTAGAAGACGTCGGTCGTGCTCGTGCCATTGCCGACTTCGGTGTCGTGCGTGGTGTAGCCGAAGATGCGCTCCATTGTCTCGACTTGGGCGGCGAGAGCGGTGACGCGGGCCTTTGAATTCGGGTCCGCCAAAATGAGCCCATACCAGTGCGGATAAAGCGCGTCGATTTCGCCGAGTTCCGTGACGAGCGAACTGTCGATCGTGGTGTCTTCGAAGCCGAAGTCGAGCAAGTTCAAGCCGCTGACGTACCATTGCTCATTTGGATTGTCAGCGGCGCAACTGACTACCGCGGCCGCTGACGTCGCCGTGAGATTCGTGACCGCAGTGATCAACGCCGCCAAGGCCGTGGCTATGTCGGTCGGCGTGTCTCCGCTTAATACGGTGTAGCTGATTTCAGTTGTCGCCCCACCATTAGGTGCGATGACGCTAAAACTTACCTCTTTGCCTTCGACCGCGGCCGCGGCATTGACTGTGATTTCGAAAGTGTGGTCGAAGTCGTCAACAAGACGCCCTACGGCGACTTGACGCGCCTTCGGCGTGTTCCTCGCGAGCGCAGAAACCGCCCGATGTATGGGACTGTCCGCGACAATTCCGTCGGCCACGAGGTCGGCGGGCGCGGTTCCCATGTTATAAACGCGATAACGGTCACCGTAGGCGTCGTGCTTGCCTATCACAAGGGGAATCCCGAAAGATCGCCTCGTCACGCCGCGGCCTTCGCTCGTTATCACGACGTTGACAATATTGCTCAATGTCGTCATGGCATCAACTCCTCATTTAGTTGTAGCGACGCGTCAAGGAGTTCCCCGCCCGCGTTGCGTAGTCTGCTCGTTACCTCTACGTGTTCGATCCAAGTACCGATGGCGGCCGCGTCACGGTCGCACAAAAAGGTGTTTAATCGAAACTCCCAGTTCGCGACGTCTTCGATTCGGTCATCCCATTCGATTGTATCCGGCATATTGACCAAGGCGTCGGCGTCGGCGAAAGACATGTCGTTAGGCTCGAGCCACCTGTCGCGCCCATAGCGGTGACTTGAACGCGTTTCCGCTCGAGCGCCCGCATACCATGCGCTTTGCCGGTGTTCCTGGTCTCGTGACCGCATGCGCAGCTCAAAAGCGATTTGGCGCCATGCAATGAGAACGTCTTGCCGCGGGAACTCCGCGTCGCCCGCTTGATTGTCGACGTCTTCGTGGCGGATTTCGTCCGTACCTTGTCTCGTGATTTGACGCGGGCGAAGTTCGCCCCAAACGCGGTTCGCTTTGCGGAAGTTGCCGCCGTCTTTTTGGTCTATCCAAATGATATTGGAGTCCGAGCACCAAGCGAGCCAATCACGGACGGCTTCCATCTTCTTGTCAAGGTCGGGATGTTCAAAACGCCCGGTCATCTCGTCACTTTGTAGGTAATGGCGCTTTTCAACTGACCGGTAAGAATGAGCGGCGTGTTTTTAGGTTTTCCCTTCTTCCTTTTTTGCGCCTTGGTGGCGGGCTTTAGACCGGGCGCGATTCCCCGTGTGATCGCGTTGCGCATGTCAGCTTGAGCTTTCAACCCGAGCACGTTTAGCGCTTGGGTCAGCGACAGCTTGAGCGAATACACCTTGCGCCCGAGCGCCTTGGTCAAAGGGCGATACTTGTTCAAGTTCGCGTCAACGGGGTCTCGGATGAAAGAGCGCTCGGGAACGTTTCCGAGCCCGAACTCGTGAATAGCGCCAAGCTCCACATTGCCCAAGGCGTCGCCGGTGCGCGGGTCGTCATCTCCGCGGATTCCTACGACCACGTGTTTTTTGATGCTCGCCTCTTTCAGCACGCGTTTCCATCCACGATCTTTGTCGATGACGCGAGTCGTTACTTTTAGAGGCGTTCGCGCCATCAAATCACCCTTCCCAGTCCCATGACCGCGGCCTTTCTCAAACGCTCGTACTCGATCCAATAAGTGGTGACCCTGTTCTCTTTCTTCAAGCGGGCTTGTTCCCCTTCTGGCGTGGCCGTGAGTAGATGCGCGGCCAAGTACATCTGGCCGGTGTCGGCCTTACTTCCCCAAGCGCCCGGGTCAATCAGATTGAACGCGGTGTCGAGCTTCTTCTGCACAAGTGTCCTATCCGTTTTGTTGAACTCGGGGAAGTTCTGAACAAAGCTTTGGAGAGTCACCGTCAAGCGTCGTCACCTTCCGACTTTATCAAGTCATTGATGCGATCGTCGCACGCTTTCTTGAGCTCCGAGCTCTCGGTCTTGTCCGCCCAATCACGCAAGAGCTTGACGCTTCCGCACTTGAAAATCCGCGTGTTAGCCTCGACTTTGGTCAAGCTGTCGAGACCGGCGTCGAGCGGCTTGGCGGTGCCCGCCCCCTTGTCCTTCAAAATCTCGGACAAGTGCCAGATCTTCACGCACTTCACCGTCAAGCACTTCCTCCAGTACCACTCGGGAACATTGTTCTCGCCTGGCAAGAGGGCGAGACCCGCGGCCAACTTTGGGTCCTTGCTCGGAAAACCGGGCAGTTGCACCATAGAAGGCCGCGTATTCTCGATCACTAGGTTTTTATCTTTGCTGCTCATGGTCCTTGCTATCCTTTCCTTTATCGTTGCGCTGTAGGGCTTAGAGCCCGTCCATATACCCCATACCGATCGGGTAGTAGACGATCACGCCGCCCGTTCTCGCATGCACGGGCACTTGGAAAGCGAGATTCTTGTTTTGGGGCGGCAACTGCTCGAATTCCTGCGGTACTTCGAGCGTGAGCACTTCGGGGTCTCGCTTGTAGCAAATCGCCCGCGGGCCGGTGCCGGCAGCGTCCGCGGTCCCGAGCTTGTACCACGAGCCCACATTTTTAATGTAAGGACTCGAAGCGAGAAACGCTTGAAGCGCGGTCGTGTTCGTGTCGCCGGTCGTACTGATACGCTTATTCGCGAATCTGTTGTAATTCGTGACATCGAGAATGACAGTATCAGGGATGATGGTCTCTTTGTTGGCAATCACGATCGAGCTCGCGAAGTGCATCATATCAGCGACCATCTGCTCGCCGGTGGCCGTGGACCAAGTCCCCGTCACGGGCGAAACAAGGGAAACGTTCGCGTTATTCGCGATACCGGTCAGACCTGCGTTCGCGTTTCCGAGTGCGGCGATCGCGTCGATCTGCAGTTCGATCGCCTTGCGCGCCGCGTTTGCCCTGCGCTGGTCAAGCCGCGAGTTCGCCATCGCTGACCGTCGCAAGTCTTGAAGTGAATATTGATACGCCGCGCCGAGCCCCTTGACTTTTTGCTGGAATTCTTCGACTAGCGCATCAATAAGCGGAAGGTCATCCGCATAGTTCGAAATGATTTGAGCCATGCCGAACTCGTCCCACTGTCGGTAAGCGATCGTTTCCGCGCCCGGGTCGGCTTCGTTTGAAACCGGACAGTAGAGCCGCCCTTTCAGCTCCGGATAGAGCACGTCATAGGTCTTTGTTTTAACGTACTCGAGTTGCTTCTCGAGCACCGCGTTGAACTTCGCGTCCATTCGGAGCCCGATCGCCATCAAAATTGTAGCCAAGTAGTTCATTTTCTTTGCTCCTTTTACGGCAAGTTGACTTCGAGCAAGCCGTAGTAAACGGACCCGATTGTTTCGGACGCCTTCCACTGCATACCTGTCATGAGTTGATAGTCGGCGTTCGCCGTGGCTCGAAACGAGCCAAGCGTGTTCGCTGGCGCCGCGGCGCCGTTCTGATAGCGCACGTATACGCCTTTGCTCAAGTCGTCAACTGCGTCCGCGGACACGACCCAAACCAAGCCCTTGCGCATGACGGTGACCGAATCCTTGTCAGCGTAACCGCCGTAAGTGGACGCGATCGGCTCTTTGGTCACGTCCGCGATCGCGATGCCTCGGAAATTGGTAGGCGCCAGGTCACCGGCGGACGGCGCGGAAATGGTCTCGACGCTGAGACCGAGCTTGGCGAGCATTGTGCCCGAAATGAAATCGAGTTCCGAGCCTGTCCCGTAAGTGGGCGACTGAATGGTTGGCACGCCACCGGAAACGCTCACGAGCGCGGTACTGTCGCCCTCGATAAGAGTCTCGATTTCGGCCGCGGTCACCGCGTCCGCGTTCACCGCGTCGCCGGTGCCCGCTACCGCGGTCGCCCAAGTCGTGCCGGAATCGACGGGCGTGATCGCGATACTCGAGCCCGTGCCTTCGGTGTCGGAAGTTCCAACGACATCCGAGCCGACGACGGTAAACGAGGCGCCTTCTACCTGCGCGTTCAAAGCCGCGGCCACTTGCAAAGCCGTGGTTGTCGACGCCGGATACGTGACGACCTGCGCAGCGCCGCCGTCCACGACCACGCTATCTTTGAGCCCGTCTTGGTCACTGAGCGGCCAAGAATTGCTTGAAGTTTGGGACCCCGCCGCTGCGTTGAAAGTGATGGTGGCGTTTCCTACGTTGTCAACGTCGAGCACGAAAGCGTCACCGTCTACGAGCGCGTAGGTCTCCGCGTCGCATGCTTTCTTCGCGGGCCCTTGGTCTCCCGAGGTCGGCAACTTACAGCGCTGATTACCTAGGGAGACCTCGTTGTCGGCATAGATTGACACCGCTTTGCCGAAGGGGATTTCGCCGCTTCCTAGCAAGCTTTCGAAAGTGGTGGGATATTCGCCGGACGCGTGAACTTTTCCCTCATACGCTCGAGCCGGCTGGTCTGCTACGGATGTTTGAGACATTTTTTCAATCTCCTTAGAGCCCTCGTGGGGCTCCTTCTTGGGTTTAAGCTTCGGCCGTCTCTTTCGACGCGTCCAAGCGTTTTTCGTACAATTTCCGATTGCGTTCCATCATGCGCTCGCGCGCGGTGTCGGGCGTGTCGTCGGCGGCGTCCGCCTTCGGTTTCGGGTCCGCGCCCACGCTGCGCGCGCCTTCGTCGCCGGTGTCGGTGTCGCCGGCGGTGTCGGTCGCCGGCTCTTTGCGGGATTCCGCTGCGAAGACTCCATTGACGAAAGAGTCCTCTTTCCCGTCGAAGGCCTCTTTTTCGTAGCCCCTCTTGGCGAGCGCCTCGACTTTGAGCTCGCGCGCGGTCTTGCCGTCGGTCTTGATTTCGGGGTCGAGCTTCTTGACTTGCTCCACGAGGTCAACGCGCTCGTTGACCGCTTGCTCGAGCAGCTCGGGCGACTGCGCGGCGTCGAGCTTCTCTTTCAGCTCTTTGACCTCTTTCTCGCTCGCTGTGCGCTCCCCTTCGAGCTCGGCGACGAGCTCTTTACCGTCTTTGTGCTCTTGCTTCAAGCGCTCGAGCGCCGCCTTGAAGTTGGCCGCGAGCGGCTCGGCGATTTCGACCTCGTACTCGACGCCATCCAAATGAATCTTGATTTTCATGCCTTTTACCTCTTTTTTCGGTTTATGCTCGGGCGGCTCGCCGCTTTGGAAGGCGGCGCCGTCTTCGATTCCGTCCATATGCAAGGCAACTTCATTGCCCGATCGCCCTGCGTCCTTCGGCAAAATAGCCAAGTGATTGTAAACGATGCCCCGTTGTATGCCGTCGTAGCGCTCGCCCTGGTAGACCCCGGGCGAGTCTTCCACGAAGCACGTGTAACCGGGCGAGAGCTCGCGCCGATCGCCTTTTTCAACGAGGGCGATCGCGTTTTCGTCCTGAATCACGAGCGAGCCCTTAACGAACTGCGCCTCTTCTCGCACATCTTCTTTGACAAAGCCGACTTGCACGCTCTTGACGTTTTGCGGGGTAACCATGCCGATATGAAGGTCGGTAATCGGGGCGCCTTTGAGCGACTCGAGTGACGCGGCGTCGAAGACTTCTTCGGGCAAGCGAAGCTCTTTAAAAGTGGTTCCGTCGGCGCGCTTGTACTCGAGCACGCCCGTTCGGGTCAAGTTGCCCGAAACGCGCAAGAAACCTTGCGGTGTTCGGGTCGGTTTATCGCTCAAGTTTGAGTAGTCGAAGCGCTGGAATCTTTTGGGCGCGTCCGCGGAATCGAACCTTTGAAGCCTTTTGACCATACTTTAAAAATGAGTGCTTTTGGGGCGAGAGTCAACAAAAAATTACAGTGGTAACGTAATTGAAATAAAGTTGCAACGAAAAAGGCGAGTGTTTACGCGGCTTTGTCCCAGTCTTTACCTAAAAGGTGCTCTAAGTCGGGTTCGGACGAGCAACGACAATGAACCTCTTGACCTGGATTCTGACCGCCCGGGGGGCCCTTGCTCCAAAAGTAGCTTTTGCCCTCACGCGCTCGGTGTTTCGCTCTCACGGCTTCGTCTTTGCTTGTCCGCCAAATATACTTTTCGATACCTGCGTTTTCGTTTTTGACCCGGTCAAGTTGCCCGTTTAGTTTGAGCGTTTGGTCGACGGCGATGAGCGACGCGCGGTTCACGCTCGACTTCATTATCTTGGCTATGGCTCGGGTAATGTCGGAAGCGCGCGAGCCGTCCCTTAAAGATCTGTAGAGGAGCGCCTTTATTTTCTGCAACTGCTCGACGTTCACGTTTTTTATCAGCTCGAGATTCTCGACGGTCCAACCGTTCACGATGCCGAGTTCGGTGCCCGCGGGCAAGTTGTTGATTCCTAGAATCCTATAAACCTTCTTTTTGTCGAACTTTTTCTCGTTCCAAAGGGCAATGTCGTTGCCTTGCTTGTTGATTCCCACGACCAAGCGCTCGGGATTTAGAAAGTTGTCGATGACGCCCTCGACACGGAGCGCGGTCTTGAAGGTCTCCGTGATTAGGTCGTCAAGCGCGTCTTGTCGTAGCTCGAACAAAGTCTTTTTCAGCGGGTTCAAAATCTCGCGGATTCGCCGGTTGACCTCTTTTTGCGCTCGAGTCAAAAAAGCCGAGTATCGCGTCGCAAGCGCCTTCGGCACGGGCGGGCGGTCTTGGCTCAATACTTCGAGCGTGCGGGCGGTAACGCGCTCTTGCTTGAAACGCTTCAAGCGCTCCGCGAGTATGATCGATTTTAATGGGTCGCGCGGCATTATTCGCCGCCGTCGGTGTCGGTGTCGGTGTCGATGTCGGGCTCGTCTTCGAGCGCTTCTTCGGTGCCCGACTCGAGTATGTGGACGCGCGCCGCGGTGTCGATAGTGGTTTCGCCGCTCCACCCGTCCGGACGGAAGCGAGAGAGCGCCACTTCTTCGGGCAGTAGTACCCCGTTCGTTAAGTAGACGTTATCGGTGCGTGACTGTAGCTCGCGAATCTCGGCTTCCTCTTTCGGGGTCATTTGCCAAAGTGACGGATACTGAAGAGACCAACTATCAGGCACCTTGCCTTTAGTGGGCCCGCTTTTCGAAAGCATAATCAGTTCATGAACGCGGCGAAGCTTTGGATCGAGTTCGTTCTCACGCTTGGTTCGGATGGTATCGTAAAACCATCGAATGTCGGAATCGCCGGTGGCATCCATACCGGCGGGAGACTGACCCATCAAAATCGTTACCGGTATGCGGGCGCAAGCCGAAAGACGCAACATAAGCATAATATAGGGCTTGTCGATGCCCGACCAATTGAAGTTTTCGCGGGCGTATTCTTCAGTCTCGCGGTCTATCACAACCGATCTCGCGTTGCTCTTTGCCATGTCAACGAGCTCGAGCCGCGTTTGGATAGTGGCGAGCTCGCTTTGCGCGAGCGCCTCGATCAAGCCGTCCATCTTAAAGACGCCCACGTTTGCGTCTTGCAAAATGTGCGTGAGCGCCGACCAACCTATTCCAAACTGTTGCAAGACGGTATGACACCGTTGCAAAAGACTTCGATGCCACCCGTTGTTGCGCTGTCGCTCTCGGGTCGTGGTACGCACGCCGCCGAAGATTACCATTCTAGACTCGTGCACTTCTACGGCGCCCGTGAAAGCGCTCCTCTTCTTGTCGATGTCGTTTGCATTGAACTCGGCGAGCGCCGCGGTCGGGACCGCATCCGGCGTCACGAGATAGGTCGCGGGGTAGCCGAACTTGGGCGCGGTCGGGTCACTGTACCACTTGAGCGGCACCAAATAGCGCTTGTCAAGCACGTTCATGTGGTCGAAAGTGGTTATCCGTTTTTCGTCCAAAGGCAAGGCGAGCTCGTTATCTCTCGCCCCGTCATCACATCCGAGATAGATGCCGGCACCGCCGAAGACACGCGCCCACGTTTCCGCTTCGATAAACTTCCCTTGCGTGTTCATCGCCTTGGCCGCTTCTTTGACCGCGTTCGCGGTCTCGTTCGCTCTCGCGGCTTCTTCGTCGATGTCGTCGCTTTCGTCAGACACATCGATTTTGACGCTGTAGCCTTGGCGCAGCATTTCATCGGGCACGGTGTCGGCAATGGTCGCGGCCATGTCTTCACCGTTGTAGAGCGCTTCAAGCTGGTCATCCGATAGGCGCGTGTCGGCTGCGAACGTCGTTGCGGTCGCCTTGTCGCGGTCGGTTCCGAAGCCGGTGAAGGGGTTTTGCCAAGCATCCGTCCGAAGCAAGCTCATAGCCTTCTTCATTCGCGTGACGCCGCCGAAAACCGGCACTTTCTCGTTTAGTTCGGGCATGGTGGTTGCTCCTAAAATTGATAGGGCATTATCGCGCCCTTGCCTTTGAATAGCTCCGCGGGCCAAAGCTTCCGCGCCGCGCGCCTTGTTCGTTGATACCTACCATTTTTGATTGTGTAGTGCCATCGACCATAACGCGCTTTTCCGAGTCTCCTTATTAGAGCTTTGGCGAAATCGCGCGGATTGTCAAGCGGGTCCGCTTCATCGACCGCCTTGCAAAGGCGACGAAACGCGGCGCCCGGGGCGTTGACCGAGTGAGACCAGTAAACAGCGAGAGCGAGGTCTTTTTCGATGCCGAGATCGATCATTTCCGCACGTTGCAGCCAAGCGCCGCCATAGACCGCGGCTCGAATAGACTGATCGCTGCAGCGAACAGAAAAGCGCAAGCGTTGACGCTCTCTATCAAGGCACCAATTTTTGCCCGCTCGCTTTTGAATCTCGAACGTTGCCGGATTGGAAAAGCACTCGTGAAAGAGCCAAGCCCATTCTTCGGCGCGCTTTCGGTCGGGCCCGCGAAGGGGCATGACGCCATTGCGGGCGCCCGTGAACTCGTGGCGAATGCGAGCTCGCCTTGCACTGCGATCGGTTTCGAGGTCTACTAACTCGCCCGCCGTCCCGAGCCAAAAGCCCCTTTCTTTTAGCTTCTCGAATAACTCATCACCTACGGGGAAAGTGTCAACGAGCCGCCACAAAGGCCCCTGCCCCTTCGCTCTCGGGTAACAAGCAACGGCTTGGTGAAGGCCCGCGGTCATGCCCGTGCCGTCGTAGTTTTGGACGGTGCCGAACACGCCGCCCGATTCTACCGTCGCCGTGAGCCACTCGACGCGGTTTAGATGGCCTATAGACGCAAGCGCCCCGGGCGTCTCGATCGGCACCTTGCCCTTGATTCGGACGCCGGCAAAATTCTTGAACTTGATTCTTTTCATCTTCCGCCCCTTACTCACTTTTTAGTAGCTCTTCTAAAAATGCAATTCTAGACGTTAACTCCGCTCTTTCTACTTCTAGTTTTACTAGCTCCTCTAGCGTAGCCCTGCGCGCTTCAAGTCTCTCTACATCTTCTCTTAAAGCGCTCTCACCTTCTTCTTCTATGGCTTCAAGACACGCTGGACAAAAGCGCATATAAAACTCGTCTTCGCATCTCTCACATTTCATCTTCCACCCCTTGCGGCCGCCATCGCGGCTTTTAGTCTGTCAATGCTCTTTCTATAGAGTTCGTTTAGTGCCTGCGTAGTCGCGTCGACTTGGTCATCGTTGAGACCGGACGGGAAAGCGACCATTTCTTCCTCATACTCTTTAATCCATGGCGCGATGCTCGGGTCGGGCAAATACACGTTACCGGCATCGAACAAGGGCTCGACAGCGTTCGCCCGCGCCTCTTTCCCGCCTTGCGGGTTCACTAGCTTTAGCCCCGGTATCTTCTTCTTTAGGAGCGCCACGACCGCGGGCCCGTTCGCCTTGTCTTCCACGAGCTTGCTTACCGCTTTCGGATAGCGCTTGGTCATCTTCTCAATAGCGCGACACGTTGCGCTAACGTTCAAACGGCCGCGCGTTTGCGCTAAAAAGTAGTAATCGCCCTCATAGATGCCCCATACTTGCCCGACGACGAAGTCGCTTGTATCTAGGTCTTTAAAAGTACAGTCCCAAGATTGAATCATTTGCGTGCACGGCGGACGCTTCGTGTAGTGCTTGAACTTCTCACGCTTGAAAAGGTTCCCGCTTGCCGGTGTCGGGTCTTGTTGCAACTGCGCCGCCGTGCCCCTTGGCCCGAGCTCCTCTTTCAACTGGTCAACGGCTTCGCGTGGATAGCGCACGGGGTCAAGCAGTTCGCCCGCTTCCGTTCTCGGGTCCGGCTCGCCAAGGCACGTCATGCACTTGCGCTTGGGCTCATACTCCATTGGTAAGCAAAGATGCTCATAACCGCCCGCGCGCAGCATCTCGCCCGCGAGGTCGCCCATGTGAAGCCGTTGCATAATGATGATTCGCGCGGATTGCTGCGCGGACACCATACGAGTGGCCATTGTGTCATTCCACCAAGTCAAAACGCGCTCGAGTGCGGTCTTTGATATAGCCAGCGAGCCCGTGACTTCGAGCGGCTTCAATGGGTCGTCTACCACTTGGATATGGGCGTGCTCGCCAGTGACCCCGCCCTTGATTGAAGTGATGAGACGGAAGCCGCCCTCGTTCGTGTGAAAGATTCTCGATGAGTCTTCGGCCTTGTCTCGCCTCGTGTCAAGTATCCGGTATCGGTAGCCCCATCTCTCTTGATACCAGTCTGACCCGATGAGACGCCGGCATTTCCGACTATCCCTTCGCGAAAGCTGGTCATTGTAGCAAGCGTAAATAAAGCGCGTTTGTGGCTCCTGCGTCCACGCCCACGTAGGAAAGAACACCGAACACGTCAACGATTTCATTGTGCCGGGCGGAACGTTAATGACAAGGCGCCTTATTTCGCCGTCGAGCACGGCTTCCAAATGCTCGCAAATCGCATCAATATGCCAGTTTGAAACGTAAATGCTGCTCGGCTCGACTTCATCCCATGCGGCCTTGATATAGTGGCGCAAACCTCGGTTCGCGAGCTCGTGTTCGATAGTGGCGAGACTCGCCATGCTAAGAAGCTCGCTCACTTGCTCTTGACTGATAAAAGGTTCACTCATAACGCGTCATCGTCATCGAAAAAGAGCCAGTAAACCAAAATGATCAAAGCCACAATCCCGCCTATCATAATGTCATAAGTCACTTTCGCTCCCCTCTTTTTTCTTGAGCTTCTTATACATAACCTGCAGCATTTCGAGTTCGGTCACGTCAAGATTTTTAATGTCCGGCGGCGTCTCTTCTACCGTGGCCACAATCTCTCGGGGTTGCCCTCGGTTCAAGCGTTCTTGTTCGGCGCCCTGCTTGAGATACTCGAGCGCGAGCTTGGGGTCGATGGCTAAAGACTCTTGTTTTTCCGCATGCGCGAGCAGTTTCTCGATCTCGGTCTCGCCCAATTTTTGGAGCTTTAAGGCGGTCTCAATGTGCCGCTTGCGCATCTTCTCGATCGCTTCGAGCTCCGCGCGCCTTTGGGCGGCTTCGTTCTCGCGGTCGTAGATTAAAACGCGTTGCTTCCAATTGTGCTTTAACGCCCACTTTGAGATCTGTTGCGGTGTTTTGTTAACCTCGCGCGCAACTTGCATGTATTGTCTATTAGAGCCCAAATTGCGGTAAATAAGGAAAGCCGCCCACGCTTCCGGCCCCTCATTCGCCTTGCGAAAGTAGGGCTTTATTTTAACGTCGCTTCTCATCGGACCCACTCCGCGAGCCACTCGACAACGAGCAAGAGGAGCATTCCCGTCAATATCCCGGTCAAGAAAGTCTTGCGCAGCGTGTTCTTTATCAGGAGCGGGAGCGCCGCGCGCTTCGCGGCTTCGATACCGACCGCGACGTCTTGCGCGCGCTTGTGGCGTTGAAAGAGCGTTTCTTTTGGTTTTATCGTTCGCTTGGTCATCGTCTCTCTTTCTCCTCGACTATTCTATCACAGTTTTTCTTGACCCCTTTCAGCGGCATCCACATCGACACCGGAATCCGTAGATCCATACCATCGACGGGCTTGCTCTTGTCGAAGAAGGCCTCGATCACTCCCGACACCGACTTCGCCAGCGTCACGAGTTCGTCTTCCAAGTCGGCGTAACATCTTTTATGTCTGTTCATAAACTCGTTTTGACGTTCTCGGTATCGCCAAAGAGTGCTATTCACTCTTTTCGTCAAGTCCTCCACTTCCGCCTTTAACTGCGAGAGCTCCTTCCGCGTCACGGGCCCATTAAATTTTCGTTCTTCGCTCATAAAGCGCCCCTTTCTCCGTTTTTCGCTCCTACATGTCGCACAAACACCTACTTTTCAGATCGCCGTTTTTAACGCGCCTGGAATTTTACGTGTATACCTGTAAAACGGCCGTTTAGCGAAAAAATGAACGGCCCTAAACAAGTTTAGTAGTTCCGCGCACTTACGGCCCGTCGGGCCGTTCGGGCCGTTTAAATCCCTATTTCGCCATAAAAAACACGATATAAATATCCTACTATATCCTACCACTACATACATTCTACTTCCCAGCCCTACTAAATAGCGTAAATGAACGGCCAAACGGCCTTTTCGGCAAAAAAGACGCGTCATTTTAGTCACTTGCTTCACGGCCGTTCGCCGAAAAAGTAACGGCCCGCGAACGGCCAAACGGCCCACTTGTATCGGCTACCGAAACTTTAAAGACTTTTTTAACGGCTTCTTTTAAGTCTTCCCACGTGTAGCGATCGGTATTTTCGATAAATCGCTTTAATGTAACGTGGTCAATCTTCCAAGCTTTTAACTTTGTTTTACTCGCTCTTTCTTCCGAATCCAGCTTAAAACCCGCCTTCGTCAAGTAGCGTCCGATCGTAGTCGGAGCCGGTTTTTTGACTCGGGAGCCCGCCACGACATTGGACTCGCCCCAAGCGGCGTTGATTCGGTCGGGCGAGATGCGAAGCTGGCCTTCGGAGTCGCAAACCAGGGGCAAGCGGTCGATTTGCCCGGGCACGGAGTGATTGCATTCTTCCATGAGGCAATCGAGGGCAATCATTAGGCAGTAGTTCAAGGTCTCATCGGCGAAGCGAGCCCGCCAAACCATGTCGAGGTCGCTCGCGGTGTTGACCCAAAACCGGCCTTGACTCTCGTGCGTGGTGTTCTCTTCAATCCAGCGCACGTGCTCGAGCAAGCCCGCGCCTTCGCGGAGCCGCTCGAGCTCCTCAGTCCCCGCCCACTTCTCCTCAAAGCGTTCAATCACACGCTTCCGGATGCGCAGCACCAAAAACCGAATCATTGTGGCTTCGACCGAAGACGCGTCAACTTCCGCGGAAAACACCTTCTCCTCTTCATTGACGCTTATTACGTGACGAGTGCAAGAGAACAGCGTCAAGGGGTCAACGCCTTTCATTTCGACCATATGTACGCGCTCGGAAATCGACTCGCGGTAGCGCTCCGGAATCCCGTGTTCGCCCCTGTCGGAAGCGAGTTTCTCATCGGACCATATGACGGGGTTTTGAAGCAGGGGAGCGGCGAACTTGAAGAGAACTTTTTCGGGGCGGCACGGTGTCGGCGCGTCGCGATGCCCCCAAAAGCGGGAAAGGGCTTGGGCGATCTGGGACTTCCAAACCCCTTGCGTGCCTACCAGGGTCAAGGCGGGCAAGGGCTGGTCAAGGTCCCGAAACTTGTACAAGTAGGACTCCAAAAGGTCGTATTTGCTCCCGCCAATCGCCCGCAAGAGCTCATCGCAACACGCCGAGAAGCGGGGTTCCCATTCAATCCACTTGTAAGCCTGCAGCCGGATAGCGTTCTCTTTCCCGTCGTAGGCCACGCCATTGCACCGCGCGTAGTACTGGACGGCGCCGACCGTGCACCCATACTCGTGATTCAACTTTCCCGCCGACTTCAAGCCGGGCGGGCCATTGACGTTTCGAAAGTCGAGCTCGGAAACGCCGGGCATTGCCCCCAAACACTCGCGAAACGCGATCGGCACTTGCGCCGCCTTGAAGGGCCCCTGATAGGCGGCCTTGTAAGGGGAATAGACGTAATAGGACGAACCATAAGACGCCACGAGCGCCCCGCGTAGGCCTTCGACGTTCGCGATTTGGTCTTCATTCAACGGAGCCGCGGCGCTCGGGCGGACTCGCTCCCGCTCCGCGTCCATTTTGAGCAGCTTCGCTCGAGCGGAATCGACGCACTTGACCCAATCGCCGAGCCGATACTCCCACTTGGACTCGCCCGGCTCCGTGGCCGCCCACGAGACCCGCAAGTGCTGCTCGGCGAACCACTCCGCGTCAATCTCCCGCCATTTCCGGACGCACTCGAAGGCGAGCTTGACCCGGATGTCGTGCAAGACTCCGCGTGAGCCGTAGGCGTCGCCCTTCACGGCCGCCTTCAAAGCTTCGCCGGCGGTGCGCTGCGCCCGATTCTTCCGCTTGAGCAGCCACTCGGCGAACGCCTTGACTTCTTTTCGGTCGGGCCTATCCGAGAGCGCCATCGCCCCCCTTGACGGCACCAAGGCCGCCGGCGACTCGTAGGGCATCTTCGCGAGCTCGCCCACGTCAAGAGCCTTGCCCCGAAAGCGCAGGCGCTCGACTTGGTCTTTCGTGTCCGGCATGTGTTGCGGGCCAAGAAAAAAGTTCGCGACCTTTAGAGTGACCGGGTCGTGAGAAACGCCAAGCAAGCGAGCGCCCGCCGCATACAACGACTTGAAAGGCAAATCACTGACATTCGGCACCGCTTTGGACAAGCGCACGAGCAAGCGCAAGCGGGGCGCCTTCTCGGTGTGCTTCCAAGTCGAATAGACGGCGCAGTCATACTCACGCCAGCGCACCGCGGCCGCCCGAACTTCCGCCCGCGTCATCGAATCGATGTCATAGACAAAAACATCGGTGGCGGAATCTGGCGCGAGTTCCGAATTGTGCTTCGATTTCGCGCTCGGCTTGTACCGCCCGCAAACGAAGCCCAAACCATTGAGCTTTTCGCGTTTGCTCGAGCAAGCTACCGACGGCCACTTCTCCGCGTCGCCCACGTAGTCGAGGAAGCCGCCGGCGTCAAGCTCGGCGACTTTTGCCCCGTCGGGCGTGTCATAAACCCCGTTCAAAAAGGTAATCCAAGCCACGGCCGCCCCCTGGTTTAATGTAGATGTTGACGTATTAACGACCGGATTACGTGCGAAACGGAAGCCTCGATCACTCCTTCTTTTCGAAGCCGCTTTAACTCTTTGACGATTGACGCCCACTCACTTCGACCGAGTATAACGGCGATTCGCCGCTTGGGCGCTCTACTGTTCTGCAATTGTAAACTTGGCATGTTTTACCCCATATCTCTTTTCAAGTTCTGCGAACACCAAAGGGTGAACTACGAGATTCGCGCCGTTCCATATCGCGCCCGGCGTCCAGATCTCCCGCCTTCCATAGCGCTTTAGCCATTTTTTATTGATGCGTTTTCGTCTATGTCTTTTGACTTGCGCATGCGACCTCACAAGAGCAAGCGGGCTCACCATAACGGGCGAGCCGGCAAAAAACAAAATATCGGGCGCTAAGTGGTCCATGAATCCGTTGTAATACCGTTTCAAAAAGATTTCAACAAAAGATCGGAAGAAAACAAAAATAATTTTCGGGCGGCGTAAAAAGACAGTAAAAACGGGCGCTTAAAACTTTGTTGAAAAAAGCGTTGAAATTAAGTTGACACGCCCCCCGAAGTGCTTTAAATATGCCTTAAGCGATAACGAAGACGCAAAAAACAGCGAAGACGAAAGCGAGGAAGCATGAGCAAGCAAGTCAGAAACTCCCTAGAACACATTGACCTGATAAACTTGACCGTCCACGCGGTCAAGGCATCGGGTAGAAATCTCATCCTTCAAGAGGCGATCGCCTTGGCTCTTGATCAGTGGGTGACGGTCAACGTGACCATTTACGAAACAGTTGACGATGACGCGGCGATTTGGGAAGCGTACACAGTACACCCCGATCAAATAATCCAAAGCGTTGAAAAAACATATAGCGCTCTAGGTCGCGACGAAAGCGAGGGGCAATGAACTACCCAAGCGAAAACGATTTTCGAGTGACCGAGAAGACGCTCTTGTGGCTCAAAGCGTGGTACGAGCTCACGCGCCCCGACATGCACGGCGTGATCAAAATGCTCGAAGACGCAGAGCTCGAGATTCCGAGAAACGTCGACGAGCTGCTCGCGGCGTTGCGCTTGGGCGAGAGCGAGCCGAAAAAGGAAGGGCCCTTTCCCGCCACCGGTAAAGCGACGCGCGTTTGCCCGCGGTGCCAAGGCAAACCCATAATCGACGACATGATAAGATGCCCGAGCTGTCACGGCAAAGGCAGGGTCTAACGATGCGCTTCAAAATCGTACATCTCAAAAAGCCCGAAGTCGTGAGCGTCCACGACTCCAAAGAAAAAGCCGAGCACGCGCTCGCCGTGAAAATGGTCAAGTTCCGGATGGTCAACAAGAAGGACCCGTTTTTGTATGGCGTCGTACCTTCGCGCGCCATCTTCAAAAACACGCGTTGCATGGGGGGTATTTGGACATGAAAGACAAAGAGTCAATAACGATGACCGCCCAAAATCGTCATGGTCCCGTGCGCGTCACGCTGACTTTTGACGAACACACCGGTGGTTACACGATACGCGTCGAGCAGCCCGTCGCGCTCACGGTGTTTATTGAGCAAAAAATCGACGGCGCCCGCGCCGCGGTCATAGACACGAGCGCCCCGACGATGCCCGACACTTTGAGCCAACAGATAGAAAGCGTCGTGAACGCGCTTGCTCGCAGGCAAGACCGTTTTATCGAACAATACAAAAAGGAGAAAAACAAAAATGACCGAGGTTAAACAAGAAATCAAGTTGCACGGTAGCTTGACCACGATCGAAAACATTCAAGACGTCGAGACGCTGCGCGCTATGTACAAGAAACTAAACGAATCTTACGCGCAGTCCCAAAGCCGGGCGGACGGTCTCGACGACAGTCTAAGAGCGCTGCGCGAAACCCTCGATAATCTCGTGAATCAATCCTTTCTTGCTCACGTCGTGCGCGACCTGCAGGGCGTTCTCGACAATCACATCGACGCAACCGAGTCTTTGGCGACCGCCCTGCAGGCTCAAGAAGTGCAAATTCACAATCTCGCACAGCGTCTCGAGACGCTGGAGCTCGGGTCAAAATGCACAAAGTAAGCGCGACACAGGTCAAGACCTTCAAGCTTTGCCCGCGAAAGTGGGCTTGGCAGTACATCGCGGGGCACCGCTCGCCCGAGACCGCGGCCAAGGCGATCGGGTCGAAGGTCCACGAGATACTCGAAGCGTATCTCAAAGGCGACGCGACGCCCGCGCCCGACTACACGTGGCAGTTTGAAGGAAAGGGCCCCGTAAAATACCCCGGCAAAATCGCGCTGCAGATGATCAACGCGCACTTGCCACAACCGGGCAAAGCGATCGTCGAAGGCAAAACCGATTTTGACTACAACGGGATTCGATACACTGCGATCATTGACTGCCACTCGCTTGACCGCTCGGCTATGGGCCAAACCGCCGTAGTCATCGACCACAAGACCAGTTCGGACCCCAAAAAGTGGGGAATGAGCGACAAGGATCTCGAGCACGACCCGCAAGCGCTCCTCTATGCCGTTTGCATGCTCGAGAAATACCCCGATCTCGGTCTGGTCAATTGCCTTTGGAACTACGGCTCGACGAAGGCGATCGCGGCCGCTGCTTATGTGGCGCGCTGCGCCATGACCCCGAAAATCGCAAGAGCGCGCTTTGCCGAACACGTCGAGCCGTTCGCAAAACTGATTTTGAGACACAAGAAACGAGGCACCGACCCGCTAGAAATGACATTCAACGCGGACGCTTGCGGCGTCTTCGGTGGCTGCGAACACGTTGGGCGGTGCAAACTGACAGACAAAGAAAGGATAGGAGCTTTTGTCATGGGAACATCATTGGTTGACCAGCTAATCAAAGAAGCAGCGAAAGAGAACGCGAGACCCGAGGAGAAGGCCGTCGAGAAGGCCGCCACGGAGCCCGAGAAGGCCGCCACGGAGCCCGAGAAGGCCGCCACGGAGCCCGAGCAACCCGAGCCGAGCCCGCACGACGGCGTGAACCCGCCCGAGGCGCAAGAGCCGCTCGCGCCCGAGCCGCTCGGCGTGGAATCGTTGCCGGTGGCGAGCAAGCCGGCGAAGGGTAAGAAGGGGAAGAAGGCGGCATCGGCGTCGGCGATGGCGGAATCGGTGGCGGCGATGGCGGGCAAGTCCCCGAAAAAACAAAAGAAAAAAGAATCGCCGATGACGGAATCGCCGAGACCGGCATCGCCGGCGTCCGAGCCGATCAAAGCGGCCGCGGCATCGGGCCAGTTCGACGCGCTTCTCGACGAAATGATTGACATTTTGGCCGAGCGCGCGGTCGCTCGCTTGATTCAACGCATGCGCGAGACGCTCAAGAGGTAGCCATGCCAACCGAAACCCATTCAACGGGCGTCTTGTGCTCGGCTTGCGGAAAAAGCGCCTATGCGGTCGACATCGATAAGATTACCGTCGTGATCGAAGTGCGCGACCTCGTAGGCCTGCGCGCATGGTGCCCGAATTGTGGGATTTCCTATGACATTGAATGGTTAAAGCGAAATAGCAAACAACTTTGTCAAATCCTGCGCTTCGATTTGTTTGAACCATGGCGCAAGTGAGGTGAACAAATGTACGAAACAAAGACAGTGCACAAATATACTTGCGATAGGTGCCATAGAACCAAAATTTCTGAAAATGAAGACGATCGCATCTTAACGCCCATTACAGCACCGACTAGAGAAGTTTGTGTTTGCGCCGATTGTCTCGCCTCTTTTTCCGAATGGCTCGAAGACTAGCGCAATGACAAGCGTCGCCACTATATTTGACAGCGAGCCCCACTTCGGCGAAGTTCGCAACACCGCGGAGCTCAAGCGCGTGCTCGCTCTGCCCGAGAGAGACCCCGACAAGGTGGGCGAGCTCATCGCGGCGCCGCTCACCGCCCGCCTGAAGACCCCACAAGGGACCATGGCGCTTTGGCCCAAGCAAGCGCTCGCGCTCGCTGAAGCGGCCGATTACGAGGGCGCCATGGTACTCTTACCTGTGGGCGAAGGCAAGACGTTGATCACGTATCTCTTGCCGGCGGTGCTTAACGCGCAACTTGAGTCTGTTTTGATAGTGCGCGCCGCGTTACTTCAAAAAACTGCTAACGACTTTTTGACACTGAAAAAGCACTGGAATGCAAAAAGCGCTCATCGTATTGTTACATACGAAACCGTGAGCCGCGACCCCGATATATTGAATAGATTGAAGCCAAAGCTCATAATCGCCGATGAGTGTCACAAGCTGAAAGACCCCAAGGCCGCGTGCACCAAGCGCGTGTATCGGTACATGAAAGAAAATCCCGAGACTACCTTCGTGGGCTTGTCCGGCACCGTGGCGCAGCGCTCTTTTAAAGACTATTGGCACTTGATGCAATGGGCGCTCCCGAAGGGCCTACAGCCCCTTCCCTATGGCTTCAAAGAAATGGAGACATGGACCGAAGCGCTTGACTCAAAGATGAAAGTGCGGCGCGGTCTCGGCGCGCTCACGGTATGGGGGGACGACGTTCCGACCGTCCGCAAGGCCTACGGCGAAAAACTGCGCAAAACGCCCGGTATCGTCACCATACAAAACCCCAAAGTGCGCGCGAGCCTCACGATCGAGCTCGTAGAACTCAAGATTCCCGCCATCGAAGAAGCGCTCAAAGAAATGCGGCGCACGTGGGCGACCCCGGGCGGCGAAGAATTTTGTGAAGCCGTCGACCTTTGGCGGCACGCGCGCGAGATTGCAAACGGCTTTTACTACAAGTGGGACCCCGAGCCGCCGAAGGAGTGGCTAGAAGCCCGCTCGGAGTTTATGAAGTTCGTCCGCGGCAAGTTGCAAGGGTCACGGAAGCTAGACACCATGGCGCAGGTTTGCGACGCCTACGCGGACGCGTTCGAAGTGCTCGAGTGGAAGGAGATCGCGCCCTCGTTCAAGTTGCGGACGGTGGCGGTGCCTTTGGAGGGGCAAACCGCTTTACGTGACTACGTGGCAAGCTGGCAAAGCTTCAATGAAGGCCTTGTGTGGGTAGAGCACCGCGCCGCGGGCGAGTGGCTACACAGTCAAACACCTTACCCATATTTTAGTAAAGGCGGAAATAGTGAAAATCCGTGGTTTCACATAGACGAGTACAAAAAGCCCGCTATCGTTTCCGTCAAAGCCATCGGCGAAGGTTTCAACCTGCAGCGGTACAGTAAAAATCTCGTGCTTAACTGCTTGCCTTTGGGCTCGGCATGGGAACAGATGATCGGCCGCACGCATCGCCAGGGACAAAAAGCGGACAATGTCCACGTCGAAGTTTTGATCACTGCAGAGGAGCAACGCGCGGGATTCTGGCAAGCGGTGAAGGACGCGCACTATGTGCAGGACACGACCGGGCAACGGCAAAAGCTTTGCTATGCCGACATCGTAGAAAAGGAAGCCTCATGGCCTACGCACTAAAAGACATAGACACCGGCCTTTACTTCGACGGTTGCGGGACTCTCGCTTCGCTTTTGAACGCCAAGCTTTACCGATATTGGGCGGACTGCCCCACGAACGTGACAGTTGACGAAGAAGCGCTCAAGATACATGTAAGTCAAGACGCTTTGCTAGGGCTAGACGAATTTTATTACATAAACAAACAAGGCGAAAAACGCCTCACCATAGTTCAATTGAACTAGAAAGGACCCAAAGAGATGAGTATTTTTGACAACCTAGATCAAGCGACAGTTTTCGAGAACTCGGTTTACTTCCAACCCGGCACCTACATTGTCGAGATCAACGCGTGCAAGTTCGTGCAAGGCTACAAGGGTGAATCCTTCGTCATCGAGTCCAAAGTCTTGGGCGTGAACAGCGACGAAAGCGACGCGCCCAAAGTGGGCCAAATCGCCGCGCAGGTATGGAACGCATCCGGCGACAAGCGCGAAATCGCCCGCGCAACGTGGCTCGGCTTCCTTTGCGCCGTCTTCCAAGTGAAAAAGGAAGACTACAACGGCGAGCAATGGAAGAATATCAGCGCCGAGGTCATCGACGACAACAAGCTCAAAGGCATGAAGCTCTTTGTCAGCGTCTTCATGAAAAAGACCAAGGCCGGCGGCGACTTCACCCAGCACCGGTGGAGCGTGCCCACGCAAGAGCAGCTTGCCGAGCACGGGGTCGAATAATGGGCGACATAGCAGACGAGCACGCGTGTCGCTTCTTCGATGAGCTCGGCGAAGGGCGCTATATGGGGCCCCGTCGGAGTAGCGCGCGCGTTGCTCGCGTGCCCTATGTTCGAATTCTGGTCAGAAGAGAGAAGGCCTATTTGATTCTTTTTGAGCAACCCGAATCGATTTTCGAGCCGAGCAAAAAAGAACGGCTGCCCAAGGCGGCGTGCAAGCTCGACGAAGACAAGAAAGAGGTTTTCGTCGTTGAAAGTCTCGCAATCGAGAAAGGGCTCGTGTGATGGCACTCTTCAAGGCGCTGACGAAAAGGGAACTTTGGGAGTCTTTCAAGAAGAAGGCCGCCGATCTCTACAATGAAAGGGGCCCCGAATACAGCCCCGCGCCAATCTGCGCCTTCCTATTCGACCTAGTAACCGAGCGCGAAGCGGAAATCGAAAAGGCCTTCAAGGCAATAGAAAAACGACTAGACGAGCACGGTGTCGAATGAAACCGTATTATCAAAATGAGTATTGCACCATATATAACGCGGACGCGCGTGACTGCGTGAGCAGACTAAGCGACATAGAACTAGTATTGACTGACCCGCCTTACTCTAGCGGCGCGCGTCGCGACGCATCGAAAAGCGCGCGTGGGGCAATGCTGCGTGGTGCCGCGCACAAGGAGAATTGGTTTTCTCATGACAATATGACGTCATGGGGTTTTCAATGGTTCTTACGCTCTTTTTTGTCGGCACTAATGCCTAAAGTGTCGTTAGGCGCTCACTTTTATGTGTTCACGGATTGGAGAATGACACCCACTGTATATGGTCTACTAGAATCCGTTAACTTACGCGTGAACCATTGTTTAGTATGGGATAAAAAAGTTTTTGGTATGGGCTCAAATTGGAGAAACCAACACGAAAACATTGTCTTCGCTTCGCTAGGTAAACCGCGTGCGATGGCGCACCGTAACAGGGGCACCGTGCTAGGCTTCAAGGGCGTGCATCACGCAAAAAAGCAGCATCCAACAGAAAAGCCGATAGATTTACTTTTTGACATCGTACAAGCTACGGGCATGAACAACATTCTAGACCCTTTCATGGGTGTAGGTTCTACGCTTGTGGCATCTATGATATTAAAAAAGCGAGTTGTTGGCATCGACTTGAGCGAGCCTTACTGTGAAATAGCAGCGAATCGCCTTGAAGACGTACGAACTAAACTTGCATGAAAGGAGACAAAGTGAAAACGACAGCGATCGACAACGAAACCTTTCTAATCACGCGACAGCGCCCGCTACCGACCGTCGTGTCGATCGCTGCATTCGATGGCGAGCGTTGCGACCTACGAACCAACGATTTTGAAACCTATCAGTGGCTAATTGACACGCTACAAGACAAGGAAATCGGGTTCGTAGGTCACAACATTGCCTACGACTTCGGCACGATCGCGGCCACGTGGCCGCAAACGTTGCCGCACATCTTCCGAGCCTACGAGCAAGGGCGCGTGACCGATACCGGGATACGTCAACAGCTCTTTGACATCGCCTTCGGCCGCGTGTTCGCTGACGACAAATTGGCCGCCTATTCGCTGGCGAGTCTCTATGAGAAGATTTTCGACAAACAACTCCCGAACAAACACAGCATTTTAGACGACCCGAGCAACCCGCGCTACAACTACGGCAAGCTCTACAAAGTACCGCTCTCGGAGTGGCCGAAAGAGTCGATCGAGTATGCGGAAAAAGACGCGATCGTCACGTGGGAAATTTGGAACGAACAAAACAAAGTTGCCGACCTCCTACGCGATGACGCCTTCCAAGCCTATTCCGCCTTTTGCTTGTCCCTGATTTCCGCGTATGGCATGAAAACGGACCCTGTTCAGACCGAGCGCCTGCGCGCGAGCATGGAAAGCAAAATGAAGGAGCTCGAGCCCGAGCTCATCGACGCGGGCTTGCTCGAGTGGGACAAGCGAAACCAAAAATTCATCAAAAAGCAACAGCCCGCGCGCGAGCGCATTGTCGCGGCTTGTGAAGCTCGCGGCGTCAAGCCCCTCTTGACGAAGAAAAAACAGATTCAGATCGACAAAGCCGCTTGCTACTTTTCACAAGACGAAGTCATGCTCAAGCGGGCGAAGTACTCGACGTGCGAGAAGATTCTCAGCACCTACGTCTCGTTCATTGAGAAGGGGTATGTGTTGCCCGTGACGACCCGCTTTCACTTGGCCGCCACGGGGCGCACGACGTCGAGCGGGCCCCGCCTTCCCTTGGTAGGCGGGAACCTTCAAAATCAACCGCGTGGGGGCGGTCCCGATGCCGACATTTTGCCCTTTGGCAATACGCCGCGCGAGTGCTTCATTCCCCGCCCTGGTAAGGTGTACCTAGCGGGCGATTTCTCGGGCGCGGAGCTCCACGCCTTGGCGCAGGTCTGCAAATACAAGCTCGGATACTCCGTGCTCGGCGACGCGCTGCTCGCCGGTAAAGACGTTCACTTGCTCGTTGCCGGCAAGGCCCTTGACATGCCCTACGATGACGCGCTCGAGCGTTACAAGGCCGGCGACAAAGAGGTCAAGCAGGCGCGGCAAGACGCGAAGCCCGTCAACTTCGGCATGGCGGGCGGTATGGGCCCCGCAACTTTTATCAAGATTCGGTTGAAAGACGGGCAGTTTTGGACGTACGAGAAAACGGTCAAGCTCAAAAACGCTTGGCTCGAAGCATTCCCCGAAATGACGGACTACTTCAAAGCCTGTCAAAAGGAACTTGGCCCGACCGAGTCTTCGACCGTCGAGTTTTTCTATACCAAGCGCCTGCGCAAAATCCGCGGCTTCTCAACAATGTGTAACGGATGGTTCCAAGCTTTGACCGCGGACGGCGCGAAGATGGCGATCAACGAAGTAATACGGCGTTGCTACATTGACCCGCAAAGCGCTTTGTATGGTTGCCGCCCTGTCAACTTCGTTCATGACGAGCTGATTTTGGAAGTTCCCGACGACCCGACGAAGTGGCAAGCGATCGCGGACGAATTCGCCGAAACGATGGCGCATGAGTTCAACAAAGTGGTTCCGGACTATCCGACGAAGGTCGACGCGGTTCTAATGCGTCGATGGTCGAAGGCCGCCGAGCCCACTTTCGACAACGAAGGGCGGTTGATACCGTGGTCAGACTAGAACGCCCGATAAAAGTACCGCCGCCGAAAAAGCAAAAGAGCAAAGAGTGGGTTTGCTCATACTGCGATGCGCTCAACAGTCACGAGTCACGAGCCGAGCCCTTGACTAGGTGCTCGAATTGCGGGGCGCCTCGATTGAAGGGAGACTGATACCATGGAAGGGCTAGAAAACGATTTTCTAACTTGGCTTGCGCTCTCTAAAGCCGAAACAGAAACACAACTAGAAATAACTCTAGAAGAGAACTCGCCGGGCGAGCTAGAGTTTTTCCACCACTTCGCGCACGGCGCAACTAATGTACCGCTAAAAGTAAACAAGTTTTCCTTTACAATCCTGCGCTTTTTGGAGCGCGAACACGTCGAAAAGGGAATTACCTACACCATAATAATGAAAAGCGACGCGGCGCCGCCCAAGTGGATTCACTAAAGATGACTAAAATAACTGACATAGTGACCATTGAATTGACGAAGACGCCCGCGGCGCCCAAAGAGCCGCCTTGGTTCGTCATGGAAGACGTCTACACCACTATTCTACCTTACGTACTAGAAAGGCGATTGCGCGCGGACGGGTTCAACGACGCGGCCGATTTCGTGGCAACGTGCGCGGAGTCCTTCACATGCAAAGAGTGTGGAAGTAGTGAGCGCGTAGGCTGCAGCCTAAGAGACAACGAGCCCGCTTTCGTTGTCTTTTGTGTAAGTTGCTCGGGTCACGCCGTGCAAGAAGCCTACGAGCGCGAGTGCGAATGGGAAAAACAAAGAGAAAGGTATCTCAAATGTCAAGATTGATTGCGATAGACCCGGGCGTCAAAATGTGCGGCTTTGCGAAGTTCATAGGTGGAAGGCTAGTAGACGCGGGAGTGCTGCGCGCTACGAAAACCAAAGAGCTAAACGACAAAGCACAATATATGGCTTACTTGATTACTCAATATATGAGCATAATAGGGGGATACACTCTAGCGATCGAGCGCATGCGCGTCTATAACAAGCTGCAGCAAAAAGGCGATCCAAATGACTTACTAGACGTCGCTTACGTGTCTGGGGTCATCGCTGGACGCGTAGCGCGTTACACTCACAAAATACTAACACCCACGGCGCGAGAGTGGAAGGGCACGATCGAGAAGCCCATTCACCACGAACGCATAAAAAGAGATTGCCCACAAGCCGAGCCCTTAGCGCAAAAAACCGCCAAAACGTATCGGCATAACGTCTACGACGCCATAGGGCTCGGCTTGTGGGCAATAGAAAGGATCGGACGATGAACGACGAAAAAAGGCCCGTTCAAATAATGCAGCTCGACACGAGCACGGCGAAGCGCCTTATCAGAAAAGCAATGGAGCAACCGATCGACCTTTTCGGGCACATCGAAGGCCTTGTCGATTGGCTCTACACGAACTTGGTAGAGCACCAAATCACGGAATTTACGGACTTGTGGGCAAAGAAAATCGACGCGACCATCGTCAAAAACGAGGGCGACGTCGTGGAGCTCGCTGACTTTCTTTCTACGGCGCAGAAAAAAGAACTCGCTATAGAGTGGCTAAGCGAAGAAGGTCTTTCTACGGCGCAGAAAAAAGAACTCGCTATAGAGTGGCTAAGCGAAGAAGAAATCAAAAAACTTGTCGAGGAATACCTAAGCGAAGACGACGTCGAAGAAATCATCAGCGGCCTAGCTGCGCAAGGCAAAGTGAACCTAATGCGCAAATGGATTGACGAGCCGACTACAGTTTGCGCGTGGGCCCGACACTTCGACAAAGACACCAAACTACAACTAGTCCACGAGTGGATTGACGAACTGACCAAACAGAAAGGAAAGAACTAATGTACTGTTACCTATGCGGTAAAAAAGCGCGCATCGCGCAAAAGGTAGTCAGCTATGAAGAAGACGCACCGGAAGCCGTGAGCGTGCACTACACGCACTGCGAAAGGCAATGGATCATCGATGACAAGGGCATCATAACGGCTTGTGGCACCGTCGAAGCCAAGAAAGGAACACCAAATGCAGATAAAAAAACACCCCAAGCCTGATACCTGCGACGCGATGCGTTGCAAAAAAGCGCCCGTCGAAACGAACGAGCACGGCAAGTTTTGCGCGGCGCACGCTGGCGCCGCGGTCAAAATTCAAAAGGCGGACGACACCGCGTTGCCTTCCCAAGAGGTGATCGCCGAGCTCGTCACGCCCATCAAAACGGAGTACGACGCCACGAACGCCAAAATTGACGGGCTCACAATTCAAAACCAAGCGATGCTCGAGATCGTTTCCGAGATTCTTGTCAAGGTCAAAACCGACTTCAAAGAACTCGAGAAGCAGAGAAAGAGCGTCACCAAGCCGATGCTCGACGCAAAGAAGCAGGTCGACGCGTGGTTCAAGCCGGCTACGGATGCGCTCAAAGAGTGCGAAACCAAGCTCAAGACGGCGATTTCTGCATACCTGCAGGAGCAAGAGCGCGCGAAGCTCGCAGCGGTTCAAGAGGGCGATACGGACGCGCTCGCGCGTTCGGAAGCGCCCGAAGTCCCCGACGGAATCCAAACGCGCGCCCGATGGACTTACGAGATCTATGATGAAAAGCTCTTGCCGCGCGAGTATCTTTGTCCCGACCACGCGGAGATCGGCCGCGTCGTGAGCGAGTTCAAAGACAATACCGACATTCCGGGCGTCGAAGTGCGGCTCGACACCGGCATCGCCGTTCGCACGGGGTAGACAATGAAACACGACAAAGACAAAGCAAAAACGCCTTTCCACCTAATCCCTTTGGATTTCGTGGCGGCGCTCGCGGTCGCCATGGCCGAAGGGCTCAAAGGCACTCGAAAATCGGGCGATTGGATGCGCTTGAAGTGGGACACCGACACGCGCGACCACTATTATTCTGCGCTCATGCGTCATACTCGGCAAGCGATGGCGGGCACGGTCTCGGAGCCCCGTGACTGGCTATCGGTCGCGTGTAATGCTATGATCCTTTGGTATCACTCGAAGAAAGGGAAACAATGATTGCTCTATTCGTATTTCTCGCGCAAACCTGCGTGAGCGAAATTTCATTTCAACCCGACCCGCAAGAGTGCGTCGTCATGTGGGAAGTGAACCACCGAAACGCCCGACGGTCGGGCACGGATCTCGAGACCTTCACGCGCAAGTTTAACGCCTATTGGAAGAATCCGAATCGATCGCGGCCATGGATTCAGCACTTGAACGCGGAAGCGACCGAGCCGCACTTGTGGCCCAAGCACTCAAACTGGCAAGCAAAGCGGCGAAGCTGGCAAAGGTACTTGAGAGCGGCGCAAAAATTCATCGACGCGGTGAACTCAGGACGCCACGCCGCTTTATGCCCGTCCGCGGATGATTACGGCGGCCGCTGCGATGACGGCGGCAAGGCCGCTTGCGACCCACTATCGAAGCGCTTGAAGTGCGTGACTCTCGTTCACTGCTTGGGCAATCGAACTTTGCAAAATTATTGGTCAAGAAAGTATTGTCGGATGAAGAAGAAAAAAGGAGCCAAGCGCGGACGGCGGAAAGGATAGCAGGCCAACGACCGCCCGCGCTTGACAAAAGTCATAGAGTGGCTTGAAGCCACTCCAGAAATTTCAAAATACCTGCAATCAATCCGCCACCGCCCACGACCCCGCCACTTGTAAACAGAATCATTCTTTTCGTACTCATCGCCGCCGGCGGCGCCATCGATTTCTTTTCTTTTTGGAGTGTCGCGAGAATGTCTTTCAATGGCTCTTGTTGCCGGCTAGACTCCACGCCTTCGACTTTCGTTCGTACGACCGCGACTTCTTCGCGCGTCTTACCTACGTCATTGGTCACTTGAGCGAGCGCGCGCTCTACTCGAGCAAAGCCGCTCGCCATTTGCCCCGCTAAGTTCCGTTCGGTTCGCTCTATTTCTTTGTCAACGTAGCGATACACGCGTCGTATTCGTTCACCGGTGTCGGGTTCGCTGTCACTCACTGTGCACCCCTTTTCTAAGCGTTATCCAAGTCCAGCTCAATCGAGATTTCGATGTATCCTTCGCGCGGGTAGTGCTCCTTTTCTCCCGTCGGGAAGACGAGCTCGAATTCGGCCAAGTGTAGGCCGATCTCGGTCGTGTCACCGACTTGCCAGTCGTAGCGAACGATTCCCGCCGTTGACGGGTCTTCAATGGACGCCGGCGCGTTTACGAGCTCGGTCATGCTCCCGTCGTCATTGACCTTGTACATATGGAAAGAGGCGTTTACCCCGGTCAACGCCACCGGTTGCCCGTCGGTCTCGCTAATCACGCGCAGGCGCACGGGCTCGCCGGTGTCGTGCCGCTTCATCGGCTTGTGGTATGTTTCAGTCATTTTTACCCCTTTTCACTTCGAAATAATCGTCGAGCCGTTGCGTCTCAAACAAACCGTCAAGCCTGCGCATGTCGAAGAAACCGTCGCGCCTCACCACGTCGAAGGCCTCCACGCTGAGATCGGCCGGCACGGTCACGTCGAGAAGGCCCGCAAGGGCGCTTACCGCGTCTATTTGCCCCTGCAGGGGCACGGGCGACGATAGAAGGCCCGCAAGGGCGCTTACCGCGTCTATTTGCCCCTGCAGGGGCACGGTGGCCACCATGGCGCCCGTTATGACACTTTGGGCGTCGACATGCCCCGCAAGCGTCTTCAATATGAGCAGCGAGCCCGCCAAGGCGCTTTGCGCGTCGACTTGGCCCGAAAGCAGTATCAACTTGAGCAGCGAGCCGGCAAGGGCGCTTACCGCGTCTATTTGCCCCTGCAGGGGAACCACGGCGGACAGGGAGCCCGCAAGGGCGCTTACCGCGTCTATTTGCCCCTGCAGGGGAACCACGGCGGACAGGGAG